ATTTGTTATAGGAATATCTGGTATAACAGGCATTATAGGATTAGGAGCAGGTATTTCTCTTGAAAATTCTAAACCTCTAGGTGCTTTTCCACTATAAGCTTCATATGGATTAATGGCGATTTGTGGTGCTATAGCAGCTTGCCTGCCTCCATATCCACCTCTAGAGCCTTGATATGAATCAATCCCTATTGTAGGTGCATTTGGTGCTAGGCTAGAAGCTGGAGCAGATATTGTAGCAGGATCAAAGTACATAGTTTCTGGGGCAAAGCCTGCCATAAAATCAGGGTTTACATCGTAAGCACGTTTAGCGGGTGCATATATTTGAGGTAAATTACCACCTGTAATATCACCAGGACCAAAATTACCAAAATCTCCACCTTCATAATAACCTGTTCTACCGCCACCAGCAGAATAAAGAATAGGCTCTGGAGTGTTACGATACATTTCTTCTCTACGTCTTTTGTATTCTTCTTCGCTTTCACCCATTTGTCTTGCAAAAGCTTCTTGTGATTCCATTATTCCTCTTGCACCTAAAGCTGTTCCAGCTAACATTCCACTAGGAGATGCTGCTGCTGATGCTAATGCTTTTGCTCCTTGGTCAAATCCAGAAAATCCACCAGTAAAAGTATCTCCTAGTGCTTCGTAAGCTCCAGTTGCAGCTCTTGGTGCTGCTGTTGCTGCTGTTTGTGCTGTTTGTGCTGCTAATTCTGGTGTCATACCTGCTGCTATATTACTTGTAGTTGCTGCTGCTGTACCCGCAGTTTGTGCTGCTGCATTTGCAGCATTAGTTCCAAATCCTGCTGTTACGCCAGATAATAGTGCTTTAGAACCAGAACCACCTGATTCTATATATGTAGCTAAACCTGCTCCTAATCCTGCTGCAAGAGCTGGAGACATTGATAAACCTGCTAATCCTCCTGCTGTTAATAATGAACCTCCTAATGCACTTCCTAAAAGGGGTGCTAAAAAAGGTAAGAAAGCTTCTGGCTGTCCTGTTTGTGGATTGACTGTAATAGGCATAGCAGACGCTAATCCTTTTACTTCTGCTGGATTAACGTGCATAAGCATAGAATCGCCATAGCGACCTTGGTTTGCTACGTTCTGCGTTTGTTGTTTAATATCCATTACCTTTCCTCTTTTGTTTCACAGCCAAACATATTAAAACTCATGTCTACTGCACTTGTATAAACTTTTACAACATCTGTTTGATTTAATGTTATACCTAAAACTATTGCTAGGGAATCATTAGCTGCAACAGATTTGCCATAATATAAATATTGTTTATCGTCAGCACCAGCACCAGCCACATGAACACTTAGTCTAAAAGTGATAGCAGAACCTGTGCGATTTGCTGCCACAATAGAACTAACAGTTGTTTGTGTCATATCTGGCACTGTATAAAGCACAGTAACTGTTGTTGCTGCTGGGTCTACTTGACCTAATACTTTAAGATTATCAGACATGTTTCATACCCATTAATAAAAATTGATGTCGTTTAGAAGCTTTGCTAGTAATTGTAGATTGCATTCTTTGTACAGTAGTAATCTTAACATTTATATCTTCTATTGCTTGTTCTATAGTTCTTCTAGTTAATGCTTCATTGTTAGAATCATATTCTATATCAGCTAAAGGTAATGCAATCGTTTTGATATCAGCCATTATCTTTTACCATCTGGTCTAATTTCTAATCTTAGATCACCCAATCTCCATCCGTAATCACTGGATGTATTAGATATTCTTAAAGCTGCTTGTCTACTTCTGGCTCGTGTATTTTCAAAAGTAGAATTAGGTGTTACGTTTATTGTTTGTAATGTGGATAAATCTTGTAATGGATAATCTCTACCTTTAATAGTAAAAGTAACAGTATCACTTGTTGATTGTTGATCTCTAAATTCTACATCTGGTATTAATTTAGATATAAAAGTATATCTTTCACCATCAGGAGTTAAATCAAAATCACTGGATTCTATATAAGATGAAAATGAATCATTTCCATCACCATGACCTACTTCATGGTTGTATGTATAATTTAAGTTTGAATTATCATTTTTACTAGCTGCTATAGGATTTTCATAAACAGATGCTTCATCCCAAGCTGTTCTTACAAAATTATCAGAAGTTGTTCCTATAGACCAAGTGCCTTCTAAATAATTATACAAAACGTATTTATCAATTTCTGTACTTGAACCTGAAGGATAGAACCACATAACTTCATTTACACTTTCATTAGCTCCGCCAAATGCTTTGTATGCTTGATTTTGATTTAAATCAGATAAAACATAATCTAAAACAGTACAAGGCAATCTTTCTGCATTTCCAGAATAAACATAAAATCCATTACGATCCATAAAATAAACTCTATTATTTGCTGTTACAGCAGCATTAGGACCTATTAAAGACATTCCTTCAGCAACTTCTGTAAAAGAAAATATAAAAGGTTCACCAACAAAACGCATAGAAATTATTCCTACGTCTGTCCAAATAAGTATTTCTTGTCTAGTTCTTAATGCACCTACAATAGTTGAGCCTTGTGATAATTGAACACCACCAGCTTGATTCGTGGCAGTTGGAGTCCAATCTATTGCACTTTCTCTATCTGAAAACCTAACAAGTAAAGGATCAATACTAGAAGAACCTATAGAATTTGCTCCAAAAGCTATAACGTGTTTATCAACATCAGATGTCATAACTTGCAAACAAGCTGTTGGAACATCACTTGCACCACTTTCAGATGATAAAGCCACAGCCCGTGTTGTTAAACCATCAGACTTATCCCAAAAATAAAGACTTCCTGCTCTAGGATTTACAATAGTATCATCACCAAAATTATCTAAAGACCATAATCTTAGTTGTCCATTTGCAGATATATCAGAAGATGAACCAAAAGTACCAGCACCCCAAGTTCCTGCTCCCCAACCAGTTGATCTTACATATACATCTAGTCCAGTATTTAATTGATAAGCAGCATCTGCTGCTGAACCACCATTACCGCTATCACTACTATTAGCAGTTACTGATACTGTAAAGGTAAAAGTATCATCAGTAGCAACTCCAGTTATTTGATGTTCAGCATTAAGAATAGCAGCAGTTACAACACCGCCTAAAGATACCGCACCACTTATTGTTACAAAATCACCTTCTACGCAACCATGATCGTCATCAGTAGCAGTTATAGTTGTTGAACCATTAGTACCTGAAAAAACAATACCATTAGTTGTAGTTGCTCTTATAGGAGTTATATCGTTATAAACATTACCACTTAAATTATAAAGTTTTTGATGAGTGCCTAAAATAACGTAACTTTCCCCTCCTGCAGTTTTGTAAGTAAATAATTTTCTACAAGTTCCTATAAATGTTGGAACTGCAAATTTATTCCAACCGCCTATTCTTTCTGGTTTACCTTTACGAAATCTTACTTTATCAGCATCAAACCAACCACCTTCATTACTGTAGTTAGTACCTTCTTTATTTATTCCTGGTTTAAAAACATACTTAGCTAATGGCATATTAAACCTCAATCCATTCTTTTCCTTCAAACAAAAAAGATTCCGCTTCTCTTCTTCTTATTAAACCTGTCAAAGTTTCTCCGCCTGCTTTATTCCATCTTCTTATTTGACTAGGTATAAGATGATAATCTCCTGCATTAAGAAGTTTTAGTAGTGTAGATTTTTCTAAATTAGTTGGTCCAAGGTTATATACCCAAGCACAAAGAGCATCAAATTGATTTTGTTCTAAAGGTACTTTAACCATATTATTAACATATTCTTCGTATTCAGTTATTTCTTCATTAAGCATTTCATTAGCTTCTTGTTGAGTTATTTCCATGTCTTCAGTTACGTTTTTAGTAATTCCATACCCAATGGTTAAAACATCTGCTGGACATCTATAGGCTTTTAATTCGCAACCTTCAAATTTTTTAATTAAAGACAAGCCTTCTTGAGATATGTTCATTTTATTCTCCTTCAACTTTTGGTTTATAAGTAGTAACTTTTTTATAATAGACAACAACTTGTTTAAGTTCATTTATATATCGTTTTAATTCCTGCATGTTATATGCCATCAATTCGTAATCTGGTACAGACATAGCAAAAAATACTACTTGCCCATGTTCTTTTTCTATTCTTAATAAAAATTCTTCTATGTTTTTATCTGAAACAACATACCAATAAGGTTCTTTTAAATCTATTTCTCTAGGCATGATTGGTTGAGCAATCTGCCTTTCTAAAGGTTTGGTAACTATTTCTACACTTTGTTTACTTGGAAACAGACTGCAACTGCAAGCCATCGTCAAGACTATCAATGTTGCGACTAGCTTCTTCAATACTATTAAATACATTTTTTGTTCCCTTGTTTACTTTAGGTTCTAACAATCCAGGTTTAGCTGCTGCAAGTTTTGTTAAATTATGTCTTTTAAATATATCTAAATATCTAGTCATTTCAACTTCTATTGCTTGATTTTTGCTTTGTATTTCTAACAAACCTTCTGTTTGCAATTTGAAATCATTTTGCAAACTTTCTATTGCTAATTTTTGTTCTTGATCTCTTAATTCAAAAGCTTGGTTTAAAGCAGACAATCTTGAATTTTCACTCCAAAGAAAATAGCCTGTTATTCCCATAACCAGTATTACACCTATCAAAACTTTACTCATTTTTTATGCCCACGTATAAACCTGTAACGGTTTAGCTTTTCCCTTTACCTCTATTGGTTCTAATAATTGTAGCTTAAAATCAACATTTTTTGCAGTTTCTTCGCCTATTAATACTCCAACGCCCGCTATCTTCGTACTTGATTCTAATCTTGCTGCTACGTTGCATGGATCACCAATAAGACTAAATGCAAATCTATCAGTAGCTCCAAAGTTACCAGCAATACATACACCGCTATTAACACCTATACCTATAGCTATTTCAGAAATACCTTCTTTTTTAAATTTAATATTTAACTGGTCAATATTTTTTTCTATTTCTTGTGCAGCTTGTAAAGCTAATGTGTGATGATCTTCTTGTGGAATAATACTATTCCAATGAAACATGCCAGCATCTCCAATAAATTTATCCGTTACTCCTTCAAATTTATTAACAGCTTGCACTTGTACATCTAATACAGCATTCATTATATAAGTAACCATTTCTGGTTCTACTGATTCTGATAGGCTTGTAAAGCCTCGAAGGTCTGTAAAAATAATAGAACAATCAACTCTCTTGCCATTTACTTGGCATAACTCAGGATTATCCTGTAGTTTTTTAACCATGCGTGGATCAAGATACTTACCAAACTGTGCTTTAATTTGTTGTCTGAGTTTATATTGTTCTCTAAATCTTAAATAAAATGCAGTAGACCCAACAATAAACTGTGATATTAAAGCCCAAGTTACATCTATTAATAATCCTTTCTGTATTAAGTAATAGCCACTTCCTGCTGTTAATAAAAATAATAGACTGGTAAATAATATTCCTAAAGTTATTCCAAAAATATTTATTAAATACCAAACCATAATGGTAGTTATACTAAATATTAAAACTTCAACAGCTAAACTCCAATCAGGAATATATGGGCTATTTTCTATTAATATGCTTTCAGCTAATGCAGCTTGTATAAAATGTGGTTCTAAATAACCAACTGGTGTACCTAATTGAGGCATAATGCCTTTTGCT